GTTTGTCTCAGTGTCATTATAGCACGGTTTCGGTCCCGTTGCTCATTTATTCTCTCGGCAGTGGACAGTACCTTAGGTGTCTTACCTCTAATCTTAGCAATCTTCTTCATCACTTTTTTAACCGTTGGTTTGACTACCTTTAATAAAATATCTGCTAACGGTTTTGCCATCAGTGCTGATGCTGTTGCTACCACAGCAATCGTAGCAGTTGTAGTTACCACCCCTGCAGGAGGAAGTCCAGCAACAATCTGCTCTGGAATAGGAACCTTCTCTGTGATCTGAACACACTCGTTTCCTACAAGTTTATACTCTGTTACTTTCTTTCGGAATCCTTCAATATATGTTCCGACAGGTTCCTTTGCTGCCTGTGCTGCTGTAGGACACTGAATAGAAGCAGTGGCAGCAGGAGCTTTAGGTATCGGCAACTCAGGAGAAGCAGGAGCTTTAGGTTTCTCTGGTGTCTCTGTTTTTGGAATCCCAGCAGGACGAGTCGGGATTACCTGTTCAGGTTCATAAGTAGGAGGATTAAAACTGGGAACGCCAGAGTCACAATACGTAACCAGTCCTCTTTCGTCATCAGTGGGGAGTGTTTTGGATCCGTTTTTTGCTTCGTGAGCTTCGACACAACCAGGAACATCCACGATAGGTACACCAATATTTACTGTTACTGGTGGTGCAGTAGGTAATGATAATGAAGTTGTATTAAAGACATCAACTACTGGAGGGATTTCAAGTTTTCTTATCTGTATATTTCCAGTAATAATATCAGGTATTTCCATTATTATTCCACGGACTCTTGATTTCTATAATATCTAGTCCTTCTACTTCTGATGGTTCTGATTTTATTATGGGTTCATTATTTTTCTTATCTTCTTCATCCCATATTTCACCAATATGTTTAACTTGTTTATCAATATCAGCCATAGTCATTTTGACTTTACCATCAACCCAATGATTCCATAACCACTCAATAAAACCAAGGGCAAGATGATTGATAGGAAACTTTTGTTTATTTGCCCATCTCTTACTCTTTAGTATACCAAGTATCCTCTCCACCCCATTGGTGTTCGAACTTATACTCAAACTTTGGTTCAGTCGTCATCTCTGAATAAGTTTGCTATTGCGGTGAATACTGAATGGAATGCAACATAAAGGAAGAACTTTTCTTCAGCATCTTTACTCTTTCTTCTAGTTGTAGTCATACTAAAGTACCGTTCTGTCTGCGGATTTCTCTTAACTGCTCAAAATCTTTCACCTTTGTGCCGCCATCATAAGGAAATGCGTATCCTTCAGCAATCATTGCTTCGTTGAGGGACACATCTGAGTCCCCAATGTATAACCAGCCAAGAAGACGCCCATATTTCCCAACGCCACCAACAAGTTCAGTGCGGATAACAAGATCATCGTCACCAGAAATAGCACCTTCCAGTTTTTCTTTGAGCCAGTTTGTTGCGTCAATTCCCAACTCCTTTTCTTCATCATCTTTGGTGCGTTTCTCTGGTGTATCGACTCCTGCGACTCTAACTCTTTCTTTTTTGTAAAGATCAAATCCCAAGTCAATCGTGACATCAATCGTGTCACCATCAAGAACTCTATTGATTTCTACGACTCGGAAGTTATAGCAACTCTTCCGACTCGGTGGAACCATTGCTCCCATCGCACATCTCCATATATGCTATACCAAGTATATAGGTTATGATGATCTCATTTTTGCATAATCAAATATTTTCTGAGGAATGTTTATTCCTAATGCTTTTTCAAATCCTTGGAATCCCGGTGCGGAGTTTGCTTCGCAGACTCGGTATCCGTCGCCAGCAAATAAAAGATCAACACCAGCAATATCAAGATCAAGAACTTTTGCAACCTGAATGCTAAGCATTTCCAATTCATCATCAACATCGTATGCTTCCCCTTGACCTCCACGGGAAATATTTGCTTTAAATGAACCGTCAGTAGACTTGCGTTGCATAGCACCAACAACTCTACCACCAATTACAATAACTCTTAAATCTCTTCCCCTTGAAGAGGAAATATATTCTTGAATTATCATACTTGTCTTACTATCTAGACTCGAAATCAGTTCAGAAAGATCTTCAAATTGTTTTGCATTTTCGCAGAGATACACGCCAGCACCGTGAGATCCTGTGACTACTTTCAGAACACAGGGGAATCCCACTTGCTTCTCAACTAACTCTGCCCCACAAGGAAATCGAGTCAGCATCGTCTTAGGGATAGGAAGTCCTGCTTGTGCCATAATCTGGTTAGCATACATCTTATCCTTTGATGCCTCTATTGCCTGTGAATTTGGCAATGTTAATACATTTAATCGTTCAAACTGTCTGAGAACACTGAGATTAAAATACCCAGTACCAGACCCAGTACGAGCAAGTAAACTGTCAGGGAGACTGACAATATCATTACGATATCGAATAGATTTGCGGTCATCTCGGGAAACGATAAGATCGATTTCGTCTGCGTGGACTAAAGAAAAATCGATACCATATTTATCTGCTTCATCAATAAATCTTTCACGTTCATACATCTCAGTAGTGAGACGATTACCAAGCATCCAGAGTTTCATTAATTCTTTTTAACAATCATTAAATACTTGTCCAACTTGACTTCCAACTTCAGAACCAACACGTTGTCCCAATAAAGTCATCCAACCTGCAGCTAACCATCCGACATATGGAATATTAATTACAGCAGGAACAAGAGCGCCTGCAGCAATACTAGTTCCTGCCATCGCACCTTGACTCCGTGCTCCAGCGTCCGCCACGATGCACTCTACGTTTTTCGCATCGGACTTTCCCTCACTTAAACTACCTCCCTGCATATTTCTATATCCCTCGGCAGTATATTCATCACGACGATACTCATTTCTTTTTTCAGATCCACCACCAAACCATCCTTTCTTATTCTTATCTACACCAAGAGATCTTTCCGAAGAAAGAACTTTAGGATCGTTTGCTCTGTATCTTACACTATATCCATCCTTTTTTACATCAACTTCATAAGAAGAATATTTTCCTTCTGGAATATTGATAATCGGATGTTTAATACTATCTGTTGCTTTCATTAAATGCCCAAGAACACCAATATGTGCAATAGCAGCAATGCCACCAATAGTAATAGTAAACCACTTAAATGAGGAAGTCATGATTTTTTAGGTTCGATTGCGGACTCTACTGATGGTTCTTCTTTCTTGGCATTAACTGCATTGTTGCCATTTCCATTGCCATTTCCTCCATTCTTAGCAGGAGAAAGTCCAAACGCAGCTAAAGAACCAGAAAAGACTGAAGCAATAAAGGTAGGGTCAAAGTCAAGAATCTTTTGACCGTTGGGAAGTCTAACGTAACTAAAGGTTAGGAGAGAAGCAGACCAAATAAGTACAACTACTTTCACTAGATTACCAAGAACTTCACTTTTATCTTCATGGTGGTCGTCTTTCTCTTCTACCTTTGCTTTGGGTTTAGTGCCGAGCATTGGTATAGGAGTAAGGCTCTTCTATTTATTTTTTACAAATGTAGAGTCGTCTTTTCCTTGAATATGAAAAATAATATGTGTTGCTTCAATCACAACAAGAAGTACCAAGAAAAGAATTGATGCAAGTAACCAAAAAAGGATTATCTGTCCGTTTCTATTGTTCTTGGCAAAGTAAACACCATATTATTTAAATCAGGACGACAAGCAAAAAACTTTTTGTCATCATCCGATAACCTAATAAAAGTTGCAGATACGATTATAAACTGCATCAAAAGAACAGTAAGTTGGATTCTTTTGCGATGTTTAAATAACCACTTGTTAATGGGATTTTTCATTTCATATATCCCTCTTTACGCAACCACTCTTCAGTCATTGGTGTGGGTTTATAAATTTCCCACATCTTTCCAGTCTCACAAGCTTTCAGTGCTTTCGCAGTCATTCCTTCAGTCATACCTGCCCACTTTGCTTCTGCTTCCCAGGGTACAGCAGATTTAGGATAGGTTGCTTCTACAATCTCACGCCATACTTTAGGTACATCTTCTTCGGGGAAAATAATCGCAATCAAACTATTTTTAATACTTCCTGCCATACAGTCTTGTGCGGCATGAAATCCTTCATGTCGCATCACTCTCATTATCACATTTGGTTCATTCATGTATATTTCATTCAGAAAGAAGTTATTACTTACTGTATGATAAACGCCACGATGATTGATTGGGAAATAGAGATGATTTCCTAAAAAGACTTTAACTCCGACTTTATTAAGAGAGGACACCATACTATTAAACTCATCAGCAACGAGAGAATAATCAATTCCCTTCCATGCGTCCTCAATATCTTTAATACTTTTAATTTCTCTAACATTGTCGGTACATTCTCTCAACAACATACAACCAAGAGAATCCATTGTGTGATAACCCTTAATATTGGGTTCTGCGAGTACTGGTGCAGATAAAGATGTTGCTGCCAGTAAACTCATAATAAATTTTTTCATAGTCCAGGGACTGCAGTACCAGTCATTGATGGGATTGCATTACCAGTTTCAGTTGGCATTTCTGGAACATCGGGCATCAGTCCTTCAACAATACTAGGAAGTGCCTCTGCGATTTCTTTTACGATCTTTTCTCTAGCACTTTCAATCATTACATCTGCATTTTTATACAGATAAATTCCACCACCCAAGACACTAAGAGAAACAATTCCAGAAAGAAGTGCGATTACATTAATTACCTTTTGCATAGTAAGCCTCGTAATATTTCACAATTCCAAAATAGAGTTTGGTGCCCTTGGGATACCCAATCATGAGCACACTCAAAAATGGATTGACTAGAATATTTAGGTAATACTCCACTCATTTGTCCACCAAATTTAGAAAGAAGAATTTTAAGTGCTTGTTCTCGCACTTTCATTCTATCTTCATTGTATCTCCAGTCGTCATTCATGCGTAAATAAGTCTCTTAGTATAATTATAAGCATAAACTTCACGTTTGCCTTTAATTCCCCAACCTAACCAATAATAAGCAGCAACCATATATTGTCTCACTGGACGCCCTGTTCCCTCAAACTCAGGAAGATACTTTTGGAAGATTGGTTCGTTAATCATATAACGTGTCTGACACTTGAGTTCAGAAGGATCGCATTCATACTTTTTAGCAAACTTACCTAGCCCCAGATAGCGACCCGTAGAGGTCCACTGAATGAGTCCGTAACCACCGCGATTGGGCAATTATTGTAAGGAACTCTAGCACCTCCCTCACAAATATTGGCATGGAAGTTACTTTCTGATTTAATATTTTCCAAGAATTGTTGCGAGTGCATTACGATCTAACGATATTTGTCTTTTCTTGGAGTTGTTCTAAAACGTATTGTTCAGCAGGGGAACATGTGGGGACACTTCCATTTTTTCTCTTCCACTTCGATTTTTACAACCTTTTCTGGATTTACTTCTCCGACAACTGGTTCATTTACTGCTGGTGGTGCTTTGATATCACTTAACGTTTGATAAGCACAAGCAGCAGGAATAGAGGTTGCCAAAACAAGTGGCAGGATTTTTTTGAACATTTGAATGGTAAACTCAACATCCGTCTAGGCAAGGGAGAAGTTCCCCGTCTCAGGGGCAGTGCCCACGGATCATGTTATTTAG